AGAAACTGCTTGCTGCAATCCGCGCAGCTCGTATCCACCCTCAGAAATGACGCTTGAACAAATCTGTTTTAATGTGCTACTGCTTGCAGTTGCTGCAGTATTTTCAATTTCATATCGCAATGGAAGAGAAGCGGTTGTGATATAAGTTGATGTGATCAAGTTTGCATGGTGAAATGAGTGACAAATAACAAATACTCCATTGATTACAAATCCAAGGCGAACTGTTCCAAGGCCAAGCCATTCAATGTCAGCCCACAGAATCTGAGCCTTTGAAATATCAAGCGTCAGCCCTGACTCGCCGCTTCCATCAAGCTTGTCGCCATTCCAGTTCGATTGACTAACTCTTGTTTCAACAACAGAGCCCGTCACAGAACTGCGCTCAACAAATGAAAGCGTCGAGCCGTCAAGCTCCAAGTAAATTCCATTCGCTGCTCCAAAATATCCAGCACGTTGCCGAAGTCCAGTTTTTGCTGCCCCCATTACGAACGTATTCAAAGCAAGCAGTGACTTGCCAGGCTGATAACTAAAACACTTGGTCGTCTCTCTATAAACCTTCGACCCAGAAGATGTTGTTACAGAAAGATTAACAAGTCCTTCGTTCGCGGAAAAGGTTGCAGCTCCACTATTTGCAACGCTTGTATTCCAAAGTCCATTGTCGGTGTAGCGATGACTTGAATCAAACAGCGTTAGCGGATTTGAAACTCTGAGGCGCCCAAACGCATCTGTTGATGTCTCAGAGAAACTTGCGGCAACAGCAAGCCTTCCATCATTTGTGGCATCAATCTCTTTAGCTGCGCCCGTAGGCAGCGTTCCGTGGACAACAGCATCAGGCATGACGGTACTCAGAGAAAAGAAAAGCCCCGCCGAAGCGGGGCAGAAGCAAGGCAAGGGGATCAGGCGGTCGTTGTGAGATCGAAGGTGGGCTGATCCAGCGGACGGAAGTTGATGCTGATCTGCTGGCCGTCATCAGGGTTGACGGCGAGAGATGCAGAGGTCAGCGCAACTTCCATGTAGATCGAGCGGCTTGCAGTGTTATCAAGAACACCACCAGTGAACACTTGATCAACATAAAGACGCATACTTGCGCCAACTTGCTTACGCAGCAGCACGTCTTGAATCATGCGGTTGGCGCTAGCTGCATCCTCATCTGTCATGTAGACAGTTGCGGAACCAGTCGCCTCACCAAAACCAGCAATGAAAGTACGGAAAGGAACAAACTGACCAGGCTGCTTGCCAATAGTTGTTACGTCAATTTCAGTACGAGAAACTTCAAGGCTCCAGTCACGTACTTCGGCAACTGCTGCATAGTCAGCGTAATAAACTTGAAACTTGTTCGGCGAGGCGAGAGTGCCGTCGTCGGAGAAGTTGAGAGACACACCACCCTGAGAGGTGGAGACCGTCATCGCACCAGTGGAGGCGTTGTAAGTCAGCACGTAGTAAGTGGTGCTGGTGCTGAGGCTGCCAGCGCTCAGAGCGGGCATGATGTTCGACGCATCCGGGGTCACGGTTGCCCCAGTGTTCGGGTTGTAGATGCGGAACTTGACAGGATCACCCGCTTTGAAGTTAAGAGCAGATGCGATGGTGATGGTATCGGTGCTGGTGTTGATTGCAGTTTCAATGAAACCATCAACAGTGCCCGCAGGCTTGTAGTAGAAAGCGCCGGAGATGCCGGACAGAACGGTTGCCATGACAAGAAGGGGGTAGTGGCTTGTGTGGGCACTGCCCAGCTAGATACAGGTTAGCGATTACTTCACGCTCGCCTGCCAGCCAGTTTCTATGCGCCCAATGAAGTGAGGAGAGTTATCTGGCGACTGAAAAGATGGCCCAACAATAGAACCAGTCCTTACATATGTTGTAGTAGCTGTTTTATTTGTAGAGTTCAACGTATCAAGTGTTTGTTTAGCAAGTTGCACGAGTTGTTGACAGCGTGCTGGCCCTGCACTCTTGGGGGCAAAGCAGCGAATGATCAATGCCCCTCTCGCATAATCAAGCGACCCTTCAAGCACTGATTCAGTCGTTACACCAAAAGTAACGTTGACGCGCACGTATTCATTCGGCGGATCAGGCGGAACTGCGGTGATATTGTCGAAATAAACTGGAACCGGTGGAACTTGCGTATTATAGATAGTGAGTAATGGGCCTTCAATTTTGGCGCGAATGGATTGATAGTTCATTATCGTGTACCCCCAAAGCCAATAGTAACGCCACGACCAAGATCTCTATTTAATCCGCCGCCCATTGCGTAGGTTGCCAACCAGTCGCGCTCTGCAGTAATCATTGCATTTGGCTTGCTACTATTTTCATAGCCCATACTGATGTCGTAACGAAAAGATGGCTCCTGTTCGCCATCGGAATCTTTTGGACGAAAACCAAACTCAACTGGATCTTTTAGTGGATCCAAATCATTTGGATGGATAAAAATACTTTCTTCACCATCAATTGCAATTGCGGCATGAGGGGCTGTATTAACAACTTCAAATTGCTTTGTGCCTTTTTCGATTGCTTTTTCAAACCTAGATAACGGAAAGTTTCGTTTGTCATAGCGATAGATTCGTCCCTTGCCTCTTGGGGGAACTGCGCTTTGACCCGGTGCGATCACATCCCAAGAAGCAGAGAATTCGCCGCTCCATGCCGGGCCAACCTCAACAAGCCCATTTGTGATTTCAATTGCAGCATTTTGAACACCAGAAGCAACGGCTTTGTTGATGTCCTTCATCAATTTATTTGCAATCTCAAAATTTCGTCCACTTCTACGTCGCGGCTGTCTTGCCATATCAGCTCAATCTCCCAACAACTGAGTGCATAATAGCGTTATCGCCACGATACGAAAACATTCCAACAATTTTTGCGGTGCGAGTTACTCCATTCTGCAAGTAGCGAATCGAATCAGTTGTTTGCGGGAAGTAACCCGAAAGCGCACTGGCAGCGATAATAATTTTTACGTCAGTTTGCTGATACAAACCTTGCATCTCTTCGGGCTTTAGTTCAGAGATGACAATCTTGACAGCAATTTCTGTTGCAGCGCCCGAAACAGTTCCCGTTACTGGATTGTAAGTTGGACTTGCGTTTGCTTTGATGTATGTCGCGTCAATCCCAAACTGATTGATCAGCGGGGCGGGGATTGAAGAAAAGATGTCATCGACAAGTGACATGGCTCATCACAGCGGATTGCTGGCCCAGCCGCCAGTAGCAGGAAAAACCTGTCCACCAGCAAAACGAATGCGATTAGGGCGGAATGCGCCAGCACCGTAGTAAGGATCAATGCGCGCAGTGCTTGTACGACTCACATACGGCTGACTAAAGCTTGCGTCAATCATGTAGCGATACAAAATATCCATTGCAAACGGTGGAATGTAATCAACGCCCGTCTGCGGCATATCGCCTTGCTTGAACTTAACGCGCAGTGCGCCATCGCCAAGTTCAACTTCGTCGTATTGATTCGTGCTACGCAGTGTTGCGCCACCGTCATTTGCTGCAACTGCTGTATATCCACCCCCGCTTCCAAGAAACGCCGCCATGTAAGCGACTGCAATTTCAAAATCAATTGGCAGCTCGTCTGTTGCAAGCTGACGCCCATCAATTTTGATCAAGCGTGGCCAAGATAAAGATTGCGTTGCATCAGCGACGTATCCCTTCCACTTCAGGGGATTAATCGTCATTGTTGCAGCAACAAGCGTCTGCTCTTTTTGCGTATTGTTCAGCGCCAACCAAGCTGTAATACCAGCGCTCACGGGAAGCTCACCAAGAAGCGTGGTGGCCCTCGCAACACTGATGAAGGAGTTGGCGTTAGCAGCTCCCAAGGTCGATACGAAGGCCATCGTGACGCCTCTCTAGGGCTCAGCCCTTGGTGGTGGTGGTGGTCTTAGCCTTGGCGGCTACTGCAGCAGGCTTTGCGGCAGGGGCAGGGCAAGCAGCAGGAGCCTCCTCGGCAGGGGCTTCAGCGACCTCAGTGGCCACCTCAGTCTCTGCACTCAGCTTGGCTTCTTCTTGCTCGCGTGCCAGACGAAAAGTAGTAATCGACATGACTGTTACTTGATAGTGAAAAGCCCCTCCGAAGAGGGGCTGTGACTACAGCGATCAGATGTAGCAGCGAAGCTGCGTGATCCGAATGTTGCGGTTGTCAGTGAACACCTTGCTCCAGTTGGCACCAGTAGCAAGCTCAGCATTGCTGGGCGAATTACCAACAGCGTTGCCAACCCAACTGATACCGTTCGGGTGCACCAGATAGTGCGTACGGTTGATCAGATAGTCGATACCCTTCAGGGAATCGCGGTCGGTTTCAAGAGGAGATTTGGCGGGAGCAGTTGCAAAGGCAAATGCGCCAGGGCCGAAGAAGTAGGTGTGCAGCACGTCAGCGCCGCCAGTGCCAGCGCCAGCATCAACAGGCAGGGTGTCGTCAACGAACACCGGGCGACCCAGGTAGGTGCCCAGCTCAAGACGTTGAGCAGACAGGCGAGTGTCAAGCTGGGAAGTGCTGGAAGCGGGAACAATCAGGTCCAGCTTCATCAGGGCGTAGTAGACGCGGGAGTGCATCAGCACGCCGGTCAGCTCCTGGCCTGCATCACCCAGCTTGGCGATGGCGTCAACCATCACGCTCTGGGAGAGCTGAGTGCTGGTACCGCCAGCAGCGTGGGAGGAGGCCAGGGGGCCGCCGGTGGCGAACAGACCCTTGATCACATTGATCAGCGAGGTCTGCATGTCGCGCACCCAGTACTGACCAGTGCGACGAGCAATGGCCTGCATGGGGTCAGAACCAGCCAGTTCACCGGCGAGGTCCGAGGCTTTCCAAGCCTTACCACGCATGTTGCGCACGCCAGTTTGCACATCACCGGCCAGAGTGGCGGCGGTCAAACCAGTGGTGTCATCGAGAATTTCGGAATCACCCGAAAGATCGCCAAAGAAAGGCAGATCGATGGTTTTGCCACCTTTTGCAAACTCAGCCTGGATGGCAGAGTTGGTGACCATTAGGCCAGAGGTGACAAGAGCGTTGCGGTTTTGCAGCTCTTCCTGCTGGTATTCCAGGAAAAGCTGAGGAATAAAGGGAATGCCAGCGAGAAGCATTGTCTTTGCCTCAAAGAAGAGAAGAAAATGGACGAAGCGCCCACAGCACTGCTGTCAGGCAATTTGAAAAAGCTTGTGTCGGTACAACCGCACTGTGCGAGCATCACGCTCGACTTCACGAGGCACGGCCTCTAACACTGAAATACTAGCGCTTCTTCTTGGCGGCAGGCTTGCGCTTTCTCTTGTCTTTGATAGGTGGCATACCACTTTGGCTAGCGGCAATCGCCATGGCCTGAGCGCGACTTGTTACTTTTGCGCCGGAAGACGACTTGAGTGTGCCAGCATAAAATTCACGCATTACTTTGCCAAATTTGGCTTGCTGCTTACTTGGTTTTTTCATGATCAAAATGCAAGTTAATAAAAAAGCCCCACCGAAGTGAGGCGAAGCATGAGGCCAACGTGAGATCAGGGAGTGGTGTCAAGAGTCCAGCCCTTGCCAGTGGCAACAGCCTTCTCGCCAGAAGTCACGGTTGCGTTACCAGTGGTACCGCTGATGTCCAGGGTCTGAGTGCCGGTCACGGTGGGCAGACCAGCAAACAGCTCCACCAGATTGGTACGGGTGAAAGCAGCGGGAATCACGTAAATACTGCCACTGGCCATGCCAGCGTCGTAGGAGATGCGAAGGGAGGTGATGACTTCTTCGACCGCAGTGGTGATCTGGCGGCCAATGACGTTGCGATCAGTCTTGAAAGGCATGACAAATGAGGTGAGCGCTCTAACACATGCTAATAACCCTGCCCACGACTAGCCTTTTGTAAGCCGCAACAAAACAGTGTCAGAAAGACGCACATGGGATTCGCCCGTGCGCGAGCCTTGGAATCCAATTATTCATCACCTGCTAAAGGCTGTTGACACACACAATCGCTTATATTTTCAAACCTGCGATGAGTGGCATTTGCAAAAAGCAAGAGAAATGCGTGCGTATGTAACCGAACTCAAGGATTGGATTAAGAATCGGGAGTAAATTCCTTGTCTACCATTTAACTTTATCCGCCCAATAGGCCGCACTCATTTTTCCTTTAGCAATATTTTCTGCATGTCTTGCCTTGAAAGAGCGTTGACGAGCTTTTTCTTTTTCTGTTTTGGGCTTGCTTCCTGCACCCGAAACGCCCTGCTGCCCAAAGCGAATTAATTTAACCTCGTCGCCACTTTTTGCAAGAACAGCGTGCGACTTAGTGGGATGATTAGGCGTTCTTTTCGGTTTATTGTAACCTTCAAAAGTTTCTCCACGATAAGTGATCGACATTTTACAAAAGCTGCTAGTCGTACTGTAGCAATAAAAAAAGACCCCCGAAAGGGTCTCGATCCGTCAACCACTCTGCAGGCTACATGCTCTGGAGGGCGCGTCCAAGAACAGGGTCAAGTTTTCCTGCGAGGCGCGCCTCGGAAATCAAACGCTTTGCCTTGTCGGGATCTTTCTGCAAAATTTCCGCTGCCTTAGTGGCGTTCAGTGAATCCTTGCTAAACGGATTGTTTGAATAGGAAGGCGTGGAAGAGCGATTTGTTGTCATGCCCGACCCAGTTGCGCCGCTACCTGCAAAGTAAACAGCAAATTCTTCGTCTTCACGAAGACGAGAAACGGCGTCACGAAGAGATGTTGGATCCTCCTCGGATCCATATACAACGGTATTCTCGTCGTCTAAAAGACGAAACTTTTCTTTCAGGAGCTTGTAAAGATGCGACGGGCGACGGCATTCAACTTTTGCAAGCTCATCGGTCACAAAGCGCTCAAGCTTATTTTCGCGGCGCTTCTCACGTTCTTGATTACGCTCTTGCTCAAGTGATTCATTCACCTTGCGAAGATCAGTTAGCTCTTTGCGAAGAGAGGCGAACTGAGCCTTCAGGGCTTCGTCCATTGCGTCAGAAGGTGTCTGCCCCTGAGGCTTGCCCTGAGACTGCTGCTGCCCGTCCTGAGCGCCGCTATCGGTCTTTTTGGCCAACCCTGCAATGCGATCCGCAATCGCTTCTTCATCAAGGTCGTCGCTCAACTCAATACCGGCAACTTTCAAAAAGCTGTCAATCGTTTTCTTTTTCTTTAGATCTTTCAGCAGCCCTTCTTTTGTTGCCTTAAGCTTTGTGCTTTCGTTTTCCAGTTCGCCAGCCTTCTTCTGAAGCGCCTGAATCAACGCAAGAGCGTCTTCAAGAGTTTCTGGGGTGTGCTCGGTCACGTAAAGTCGTCGGTTGACTCACTAAATAGTAGCACTATTGGCTTCGTTCATCTCAAGAGAAGCCTCAATGGATTCAAGGTCACGGCCTTCGCTCATGCTCGTCGTGTTATCCACAGGGATCTGCCCACGATTTGCAATCTGCCTGCCGCCTGTGCCTACGCCAAGCTGCTGAGCAGTCTCAGTTCCATCAAGTTTCATGTCGCTCAACAGATTCTTAACACTAAAATCAGGCAGCCCTTCAAACATTTCGCCCGCCTCAAGCATACGCAAGAACATTTCAATCGTGATTGCGTTGCTATCTTTAAACAAAGAACTCAACGCCATCACCTGCTGAGAGTGCAGCTTGACGGGAATGAAGTTTTTGCTAATTGTCACGCGCACTTCAGGAATTGAACGATAGGCGGACGCATAAAGCAGTGCACGATTCAGTGCATCTTCAAGCCCCTGGACAAGCACGGCGAGCTGAGAATCGCTCTGAGAGCGGTCCAGCAGCTTCGCAAAGCCCGATTCGGCCTGGGTCTTGCTGGTAGTCATGGCGACGGCGGCAAGGCGCTCCATGGCGCTCTCAACGCGACGCAGGTTCTCAAGCGTCACCGATGCGCCCTCCATCGAGGCGCTCATCAAACTAAATTTCGCATCGGGATTTTGTGAAAACAAAGCACGACCAGCACCAGCCTTAATTTCATCATCAGGACGCACGCCTGTGCCTGTAAGGATCGGCGAGGAAGTCAAGTGAATTGTTTCTGCAAGATCAGCAGACACACTCCAATGATGCAAATTAAGACGTGCGATGTCAAAAAGAAGTGGGCGGGCGCGGAAAAATGCCTCTTTTTTGCCTCCAAGCACAGGGACGAATGGAATGAAGGGAATTGAAAGATAAGTGGTTTCCTCAAGAACATATTTATCTATGGTTCCCGGAGTATTGCGCTTTGTATAAAGACGGCAACGCACGCGCTGACTGTCAACAGCGGGCTCAATTTCATCGGAAAGCTCTGAAACATCGTTATTTGCAAGATTTACGATGTCATAAACGCGCACTGCAGGGATAACTTCTTCAAAAAACTCGTTTTCTTCGCTTTGACGACGCACTTCAGTCTTAACGCGCAAGTAAGTAGGAAATGCCCCAAAAATATTCTGCGCCCCGATCTGTGCATTGAACACGTCATAGCGACACTCAAGCACCTGATCCATGCGCATCAGCACGAAATACGGGCGTGGGTTGATACGACGCTCCTCAGCGGCGCTCAACCCCTCGGGCAGCTTTGGATATTCAACCCAAATTGCAGAAACGCCCCCGTCAAGGGCATCTGTAAAGATTTCTTTTGTAAAAGATGCGAGCGAATGCCCCTCAAGATCAACGTCATCAAAGAAATTGCTCCACTCTGAGGGCACGACTTCAGGGATAGACACACCCTTGCGAAGCGCCGTACCAACAACAAGGTCTCTCAGGTGTGAGTAATAGTTCTGAAAGCTGCTCTGTGCGCGTGTTTTGCGCACTTCATAGCTCTTTTGCTCTTCTAAGTAATCCTGAGGTAGATACTCATCAGATGCCTCAAAGAGATAGAACTCAGGAAGCGTGCAAAAACGAATAGGGGCAAGACGCGAAAACTGTTCTGCTTGCTCAATCGAGTACGCATCTACGCCGGATACTTCTTCAAATGCTTCCTCATATTCAGGAAAACGCCGCTCAAAAGGCTCGGCGATCAAGTTATCGGCTGTTGGGACCAGCGAGTTGGGAATGATCGTCACCGCTCTTTAGAGTCTTTTCATGCAGTGTAGCTCTTAAAAGCTCAACGCCAACGCGGGCGAGAGAAGTGAGCTGTTGCACGTGGCATTGTTTGCCAAACCAAATAGCGCAAGGCGTCACCAGCGTGAGAAAGATCGTGTTTACCGCCTTTTTGAGGACGGTAATTTTCATCGTAGCCCCAATTTTCAAGACTTTGTAGCGTTTCTGGACATGTTGTCGGATTAACAAGAACATTTCCAGAATGGATATACATGTTTGCGTGTGAGATCGTTTCTGCGACTGGTGGGTTGCGGCGTTCTGCAACAACTTTGATGCCGGCGCCCCGAAGAATGTCGTGATCACTTTCCGTTGCGCTTGTGCTGGCATGACTGCCGCTGGCGTCCGGGTAGCAAGTCACCATGCCATTTGCAAGCTGCCTGGGGAATTTGCGTTTGACGTGCTCGATCAAATCAAATGTTGTGCGACAGGTGTGCTCATCAAAGATATGAACCGCCTGCCCCGTGGGCGATGGGCGAACAACGGCGTAGCAAGATTGACTCTTGCCCACGTTGAAGTCGGCGCCGAAAACAATAAGTTCGTTTGCTTCTGGATAAAATACACTTGTGCAGTGCTTTTGACGATCAAACTCGTGAAAGACAGTTGCTTGTGCGAGATTAACAAATTCGCCATTCAAATAAGCTTCAATCAGATTGGCGGGATAAGTAGCTCTCAGGTTTTCAATAAAGCCTGGATCAAGATATGGGTTGTCTGCTGTTTTTGCTTTATATAGCGCTTTTTCATCTGATGCTTCTCGCACGAACATGTTGTAGAGAGCTTTGTGACCCTCTGGCGTAGATGCAAAGCCAAGTTGAGGGCATTTCCCTACGCGAACGCGCCCTTGAAGTTTTACAATTGCCGCCTCCGCTGTATGCGTCGAAACTGTGTCAATTTCGTCAACAACCATACTTGCGGCGTTAACACCAATAATTCTGTTGTAATTTTCAAATGAACGCAAAAGAATAGGGGTGTCACCCTTGGATAATTTCAGCGTAAAGACAGGGAGTGGGCTTGTGCGAAACTCATGCGGAATTCCGTATCTATCAAGTACGCTTTGCCACGCAGGAATTGCAACGTCGCGCAAAAGTGGGATTGTTGGCTCAAGGAATAGATGCGTAAAACCTGGGCTGCGAAAGCATAAAAGTATTGATTTCGTTACTGCTGCAAAGCTTTTGCCGCTACCAAATCCCCCACATAACGCCACCATGCGATGATCAAAGTCTGTGACAAAATCTTTTTGATGCGGAAGCAAATCGGAGATTATTTTGATCTCACAGGCGGAGTGATCAAATGTGTTATTGCCACGTCGTGCAATCGCACGCAGTCTTGATGTGTCTTCAAACAGCCCAAGCGACTGCAGCGCAGCTCGATCTGCATAGCGACTACTGCGCGCCTTCGCTGGCATGAGAACTTCTCGACTTATTTCACTATACGCTATTTTTTCTTGCGACGGTGTTGATAGCTTATCTTCTTGGAGCTTGTTTTTTCACGCTTGAAGCGACGCTTTTCTGCAGAGGTCATCTCCTTAGAGGTCTTCGGCGTGTCAGCAGAAACTCTTTTGGATGGGCGGCAAGCTGGATAGCCCTCACGCTTCTCGCCCTTCGAGCGCCCACAGGGTTTGCCCGTCTTCACGTCCACCCACTCTTCATCGAACCAGCGAGTGAGCCCCGACTTGGCTTTTCTAGGCATGACGACGACTCACTTTTCTACACGATAACGCCCACCCCGCTTTTTATATTCACGCACTAACCAAGCATTTGCGTAGGCGCTGGGGTAAACTTTAAATTTACGTTTTGCAGCAGCTTTTACGCGAGCGTAGAGAGCTTTGTCAACAGGGACATTGCGTGACACGAAGGCTGACAGGCGGCTAAAAAGAGTCTATTCAGCGAAGAACAACACGTCAGGGATTAAGTCAGAGTCTTGCAGTTCAGAAAATGATTTTTTAGCAACATCATCAGGGATGAAATTAACAAACGATTGTCGATTTTGACAAGTAATCACGACATATTCAAATTTATTCAATTTTTGAGTCATGCGAAACAAAAAACGTGATTTTTCATTCAAATTGCTAGCTATTGCAAAGCGTTTGAAGTCTTGAGGGCGTAGATAAATACGTAATAATTCAATGAAAGCTTGTCGATCTAGTGTATTTTTCATGTCATTTCACGTGTTGCATTGACAGCATCGTATTGTGATTTGCGTGATGCGCTCGATAATTCAACAAAGCGTTTGAATTGTTGTAAATCTTTAATATCACGTAGCAGCATATTGATTGCGTCTAATTGTTCGCTCAATTTTTCTTGCAATTCTTGCACTTTTTGCTCTAGCTGCTCGATACGATCGTTTTGTGACATGACATGCGTGACAACGAAGCAAATTTAGCGCGTTGTGCGCGATTTGTCAAGTGTTAATGCTTTGTAAATAGTGAGCTAGAATACGTTTTGAAAAAAATTTAGCAAGTGCTTTTTGCTAAAGAAGAAGGGGGGGTGTTTTTATTTTGTAGTGTCTGCTGGAATAGGGGAAAAAAATTTGGAGTGAGGGGTAAAACAAGCCCCCCTGGCGCGAGAGGCTACCCCGGGTGTGGGTCGGCGTGGTGACCGACCCTACCGGTTGCCGGGCCTACCGGGCTGCGATGGCTGCGCCATAGGCGGCGGCGTGAGTATTCCAGAGCTGAGCCCACAGATCAGCAGCTGACATGGGCTCTTGGATGTCGCATAGGAGCCAGCCGGCTTCGTTTGTGGGGCGTGAGACTGGCAGGCCGGTGAGGGCTGAGAGGCGGGCAGCGAGCTGGGTAGGTGAGTCAAGCTTCACACCTAGCTGTGCGGCCACTGCTGCGGCTTCAGGAATCCAAACGCGGCCACCACTGCGAGCTAGAACTGAGCAGAGGCCGGCCCAGAATTGAGAGGATGCTTGGCGTTCAGGTGACAGGTCGCCATAGGTGGCTGGATTGATCACGGGGCCAGCTTTTACCTTTGCCGTGGGCTTCGGTTCTGCTGGCTTCGGTGATGAGAGGCGGCAGTTTGTCCAGCCAAGCTGCTGCAGCGCTGCGCGGTCTCGATCGGTGAGAGGCTGCGCTAGTTCCTCGGCGCGTGTTTGTGCGGTACGGCGTGTAGTTCCGGTGTTAAGCGCTGCGCTTGCCTGAAGCGCTGCCATCAGTAGTTCGGCGGCGTTGCGGATCTCTTTACGGCTGGGACTGTCGCCTGATGCTGCGGTCTTGGTGCGGGTGTTGGTGGTCATGAGTCTGTGATCTGTGGTTGTAGGGGGAAGGGTCGGAACCCTTCAGAGAACCCTGTGCGGGCTCTGAGAAGGGATCAGCGTTGGTGACAGTGGTCTGCGCTGATGTGTGCGGCCTTGGCTTCCTGACGGCAAAGGTCAAGGGCAAGGGCTCGGTTGATGGCTGAGCACCAAACGATCGTCAGTGCACAAGCTGAGCCGGCAAGGGCACCGGCGAGAACGGTCAAGAGAACTGGGCGCATGGGTCTGTGATTTGAGGTTATTGGACGGGTGCGGCGCGTATGGGCGCTGCGGGTCATCGCGCGGGCCTGGTGGCTGGCGCGGGGCGCGGGGGTCGCGCGGGGGGCAGGTTTTCGAGGTTCGCTCTCGGCCGGGTCGCCTTGCCCGGGCTGAGCACTTCTTAAAGGTAAGGCATGGGCGCGGGACTTTGCAAGTAGCGAGCAAGGGGAATTTGCAAATTCTGTGATCAGTTCTTTTTATACAACGCTTGCGTGATCTTAGTTTGTAACTAAGTTAGATTCAACTAAATACAAAGTATAAAGCAACGATTCAATGCAAATACAAATACCTAGCATTTGCTAATTAACTTTATACTTTGCAAATACCTGGAGAATACAAATAGCTAGTATTTGTTATTTAACATTTAAAAGTCGTTGACAAATAATTGCATTCAACAAATAGCTGCAATTACAAATAAACAACATTTGCAAAATAATACTTACACTTAATAAATACTGTCTATTACAAATAAACAGCATCTGTTAATTAACAAATAACGATTGCAAATAAATAATTGCATTTAACAAATAACTTTAATTAACAAATACCTGGAAATTACAAATAAATACTTTTAACAAATAATTGCAAATAATAAATAAATGCAAATAACTAATCTTTGCAAATAATAAATAGCAACTATTTGTAAATAAATAATGCGTGCAAATAAATATAGCAGCAAATCTGTTTGTACATAAATGCAACGCAACAAGCATTGCATTTATTTCTGCGATGAATAAATGTATGCGTGAATGCAAATAAATCAATGTATGTGTGAATGAATGAATGCAATTAATCAAATGAATGCGTTTTAAAGTACTTATCAAAATACTCTTTATCTTGAATGTCTTTTTGTTCTTGTGTGAATGAATCTGAATGCAATTTACTTAATGAATGTTGAATGATTTTTTCTTTAGTCCAAAGTATTTCACGTCTCTCATCAAATAAATAATTATCTACTTTCTTGAAATAAAAGTAAACTGGATACTCTCGCCCTTCTTCATCAAATTCGCGATAAAGAAAAATTCTATCACTATCAAAACTTCTATCGGCGGGAATAAATTTCCTATACATTTTAATTAAAGGCGTCGGTGAATGTTTTTACAAGATGTCCCCATTTTTGCTTGCGCCCAACAGAAAATAAATACGGATTGATTAAATAATACTTGTCGCCACTTGATTCGCAAATACTGGCGATAACAAAATTAGTTTTTAATCTTTTCAAGCTTGCAGAAAATGCAGTGGGATTAAAGCCAATTTCCTCTGATAATACTTTAGCTGTAAAACGAATCTTTCCTGTTTTTGCATCACACAATGACATCAATGAAAATAAAACTGTAAAATCTCTAGGTTGCAATTTTCTTTCTTTTATGTATGAAAAATAATTTCTCGCCTCCAACATATGAAACATGGCGAACGAATGAAATCCCTCCGGGTCAGGCATGTGAGAACGGTTTTCATTTTCAACTCTAGTCATACCAATGGATCTGGGCATCTCAAATATAACCGACTTTAAGAAACGGGTCAAGGAAGTCAATCCCTGACAGGGCCAAAATCAACTCCTTCTATTATCTATTAGGAAGAGGGCGACCAAGGGCAAGCCGCCCAGGAATTTTTCACAGCGGCGAATAAATAAATTTGCTACTCATCAAAATCAGCTTTCACGAAGCATTCAATTTATTGCAATGCGTAGTGAATAAATCAAAGCAACTATTCATCAAAGTCCGCCTCCTCTAATGCAACAAGTAACTGTTCAACACCTAATGCGCCGCTTTGTAAATTCTTGCCCACTTCAGCAATTTTTGCGGCGCTGTTAAGTATCGACGGAATATCACGAATATCTATGCTGCGATCATTTTCTAAATACTCGTCTAATGTACG